ATGGTGTTTATATGTCCTTTGGACCACCATCTAAAAATCTAACAGACTCATTCGAAGAACACGAAGACTAAATAAAACTGAGTCTTTCGTGCAGACTCTACGAATGTCGGAAACCCGAAACGGGAGGTGTGGTTCTCACCCTCCCGTTTTTTGTGCTATGGTGTATAATTAGTATGTGGTCGTCGAAAGAGTCCACACTTAACACACTCGCTTAATAAGGAGTCACTATGTCGTATCTCACAAAGTACAACTCTGCCAACATCAATCAACTGATGGAACGGTTGCAGAGAAACACGATCGGAATGGACAATTACTTCGATCGTATCTTCAGTTATGAAGCACAATCTTATCCCCCATACAACCTGGTACAGGTAAGTGAGGATGAGTCTCGTCTAGAACTGGCACTGGCTGGTTTCTCTAATGACGAAGTTAAAGTTTATACCGAACGAGGAAGTCTCGTTGTAGAAGGTAACCGTAAGGCTAACGAAGAACGAACCTATGTTCACAGAGGTCTTGCACAACGTTCCTTCACTCGTAAGTGGGACATCTCAGAAGACACCGAGGTCAGTAAAGTGACCTTTGAGAATGGTCTTCTGGTTGTTACTCTCTCAAGAGTTATCCCAGAATCTCGTAAGAAGCGTTTCTTCTTGGGAGGAGAATGATAAATACCTAAAGGCTACCCTTTAGATATTGTCGCCGATGGGAGGCACCTGGTCAGAATCAGGTTGTCCTCCCCTATTTTTTGCGTTATAATATTAGGAGATACTATCTGAATATGGAGGAACTGAGATGACGGTAAAACTCCTACTCCTTAAATCTGGAGAGGATTTGGTTGCTGACGTTTCTGAAATGAACGTAGAAATTGATGGTCAGAATAAAGTAGTTGGATATTACTTGGATTGCCCACACAAGGTTAAACTCGTTTCAGAGGCACCAAAAAGTGGAACAACAAAGTATCGCAGTAGTATCCAAATGATTGCTTGGGTTCCCCTAAGTAAGGACAGAACTATTCCAATCCCTTCTGACTGGGTAGTTACTATGACAGAACCACTTGATGTAGTGGTAGATATGTTTACAAAGAGAAGAGATCAAATCAATGAATCCGAAATTACTAGTGTTGCCGAACAACCTTATCTTGCTGACTCAGATTGAGGAGGCTGGAGGAGATATCGGTGAACCCGATTGTAAACTCACAGAACCTTTTGTTGTGGGAGATAACAACACTTTAACTCCTTGGTTGGTAGATATTACCAATCAAAATACGTTTATGATCCACTCTGACAAGGTCTTGACGATTGTGGAACCCAGTGGTACACTGGTTGATAAGTATAATGAACTGGTGAAGGAATGAAGTTTTACACGAATTGCCAAGTTCTTAGAAATGAAATCCTAGTTCGTGGATATGAGGATGGAAAAAGAGTTCAGTATAGAGAAGAGTTCTATCCCACTCTGTTTGTCAACTCTAAGAAAGAAAGTGAGTGGAAAACACTCGAAGGCAATAATGTAGAACCCATTCGACCTGGTAATATTCAGGATTGTAGAGACTTCTACAAGAAGTATGATGGTGTAGAAGGGTTTGAGATCTACGGAAATGAGAAGTATTTGTATCAATACATCTCTGAAAAGTATCCAGAAGATGAAATCAAGTGGGATATCAATAAGATCAAACTGATCACAATGGATATTGAGGTGAAGTCAGAAGATGGATTCCCTTCACCTGATTCTTGTGCTGAAGAGATGTTGACTATCTCAATTCAAGACTACACTACTAAGAAGATCATTACCTGGGGTAGAAAACCATACACACCCACTCAAGATAACGTCACTTATCACTACTATGAGAGTGAGATTGAAATGTTGGAGGCATTTATTGCCTGGTGGGCGAATGATTATCCTGATGTAATCACCGGTTGGAACTGTCGTTTTTACGATATTCCATATATCTGTGGTCGTATTGAACGAATCATGGGTCAAAAGAAGATGAGACAACTGTCTCCATGGAACTATGTGAAACACGAAGAGTTGTATATCAACGGTCGTCCCAACAATATCTTCAATATTGCTGGTATCACCACACTTGACTTCATGGAACTCTACAAGAAGTTCACTTATGTGAATCGTGAGAGTTATCGATTGGATCACATCGCATCCGTAGAACTAGGACAGAAGAAGTTGGACCACTCTGAGTTCAACACCTTCAAAGAGTTCTATGATGGGAACTGGAAGAAGTTTGTAGACTACAACATCGTTGACGTGGAACTGGTTGACCGGTTGGAAGATAAACTTCGACTGATTGAATTGGTGATGACCATGGCATTTGATGCTAAAGTAAATTTTGTTGACCCCATGGGACAGGTAAAACTATGGGATACTATCATCTATAACTATCTCAAGAAGAAACATATTGTGATTCCTCAGAAACAATCCTCTGATAAGAGTGAGAAGTTTGAAGGAGCATATGTGAAAGAACCTATCCCTGGTTCGTATGATTGGGTTGTGTCGTTTGACTTGAACTCTCTATACCCTCACCTGATTATGCAATACAACATCTCTCCAGAGACTCTTAGGGAGGAAAGACACCCATCGGCATCTGTAGATAAGATCCTCAAAGAGGAAATCAACTTTGAATTGTATAAAGATTATGCAGTTTGTTCTAATGGAGCAATGTATAATAAAGATAAACAGGGATTCCTACCAGAGTTGATGAAAAAGATGTACAAAGAACGTAAGGCATTCAAGGGTGAAATGTTGAAGAGTAAACAAAAACTGGTTGATATTGAGGCAGAAATGAAAAGAAGAGGTATCTCATGAATGAGAAGAATTGGAATCTTGATGGTTGTTCTTTTGGTTGTTGGGTGTTCATCTCCTGTAGTGGACACTTCAGATACTGAATGTATTCAATATTATACATCTAGACTTGGGTTAAAATACGCAAAAGAGGTTTGTAACTAGTGGGATATTTGATTGGTGGAGCTGGAGAAGGACCGGAAGAGCAGATTGTTCAGTCAGAAAAGGATTATTCTAAACTGACTGACTCACAACTTCTGAAACTTCGTGATCAGACTGTAAAGGACATTGCGAAGTTCAATAACTTCCAGATGGTGAGAAAGATCTGTCTGAACTCAGCTTATGGTGCCATTGGTAACGAGTGGTTTCGATACTACAAACTAGCAAACGCTGAAGCTATCACTACATCAGGACAGACATCTATTCGTTGGATTGAAAACAAACTGAACAAGTATCTGAATGAACTTCTGAAGACAGAAAGTGACTATGTGGTTGCTGTTGATACTGACTCTGTATATCTGAATCTTGGACCTCTTGTAGATAAGTTCTTGTCTAAACAAAAGGATGATAAAGAAAAGGTAGTGAACCTTTTGGATAAGGTGTGTCAGGACCAACTAGAACCCTACATCGATAAGTGTTACTCAGAACTGGCTGAGTATGTGAATGCATACGAACAGAAGATGCAGATGAAGAGGGAGAACATTGCAGACAGAGGTATCTGGACAGCCAAGAAGAGATACATTCTGAATGTGTGGGACAGTGAAGGTGTCCGTTATGAAGAACCCAAACTAAAAATCATGGGCCTAGAGGCTATCAAGTCATCCACACCTGCACCTTGTAGGACAATGATTAAGGATGCCTTCAAACTGATCATGAGTGGAACAGAAGATGACATGATTAAGTTCATTGACGAGTCGAGATCCAAGTTCAATAAACTTCCTGTAGAAGAGATTTCATTCCCCCGTTCTATCTCTGATGTAAATAAACATAAGAGTAACATAACCATCTATGGTAAGGGTTGTCCGATGCATGTGAGAGCTGCACTTCTCCATAATTACTATGTCAAAGAACATGGTCTAGAGAAGAAGTATTCCATGATTAACAATGGTGATAAGATTAAGTTTATTCATCTAAAGAAAGCCAACCCTATTCGTGAGAATGTCATTGGATTTAACAATGACTTTCCATATGAACTTGGTCTTCACAAATACATTGACTATGAGTTACAATTTGACAAAGCTTTCCTTGAACCTGTTAAGGTTATTCTAGATTCTATTGGGTGGAATGTAGAAAAAGTTGTAAACCTA